TTTTACAATGCCGTTGCCCCTTCAGAGTTGTGGTGACGTAACAAATTACCCTGCACATTATACACGTTTTGGCTTGATGCCAGCGTGTGATGTTGCGGTAGCGTATGCTGTACTACGTTGGTTTGGCTTTTACGGCCCATCAACGCGTGAGGTAGTGACGGACCAGGGTAGGGGTGATGAAGGATTGGATACATCACCAGCTCCCGCTCAATTGAGTTTGGTTCGTGTCGGGTCTCTTTGGTTAAGAGCCCGAACAGCCTCCAACCCAAGCGAAATTTATGGCATTAGAGTTCTATTACGAACATGGTGGGTTGATAACCACCGGAAGTTTCACCGGAATTGCCGCACCGTTCGAAATACATTCAACGGTGGTAGGTGGGTGAGAACCATTGTAGAACCTAAGAATCATCCGCATGCATTATCAGCGAGTGTTCGTACTCGTGCAGCTGATAGCATCAAGAATCTAGCAATGAAAGTCGGTCTAACACGGTATGATATATCGGTGGCTGAGCGAGATGGTAAGATTCCTGGTACTCGAGCGATGATGCATTCGTTGGATGTGACCGCCACATTCAGATTTGATGATGTACCAGATAACCCCTTATATAGTGCGGTAGATACAGATTATTACCTGACGGATGACGAGAAGCGCTTGTATCTATCTACGGCACCAACGGTGATTTGGGGACGGTTTATGACCACCCTTTCACACGCAACAAGGGATGGACGGTGTTATTACAAGAACGGACAAATAGTGGAATATATTGCGGGAGGCCCCATGGGTGAACGCAGTTATTGCCACGTGGTGAACAATTACCCTGATGATCGTTATGTTGTGCGTCATGGATTGTTCGGATGGTATGCTACGGAAGGGAAAATAAATAGATACAGGGATCCAGACCATTCCGGGCGTCATTACGTCTGCTTTGCACCTTGTGCCACGGTGTGGGATCCATTCCACATCGTGCCTGAAGCATTGCCCCAACCAGCCAATATTGTTAAACTGGTTAGACCGGATGGGAAAGAAGTACACATGCATGCATATAATGAAGGTGGGCTGGATATGATTTCGATAAAGGAGGCAGAGTCCACTATATCCTATGAATACCCCTTTCAGGTGTATGAAAGTTTTCGCATAAATGAATCTTATAGTAAAACAGCAAATAACCGGCCGGAAGTCAGACAAATGATCGATGAAAACGTTGCTGATTTGACACAGGCGGATATGACGAAATTGCTCATTGGGCTTACTGGGTTGCTGGCAGGGGTGGAAGCCCCTGTTATAGCGACGGTGCCCAATCTGCATCCATTGTTGACCTATGAGATGCGACAACAAGATCGGAAAATTGGTGCGATAACTAAAGAACCTATCGTGGGTTTGGTAGGGCCAGCGGTCGTTGCAAACCCCGCCTACACACCTGAGCGATCACTTATAAATGATCAAGCATGCATTGAGGGACGAATCGAAGCTGTGCGTAACCACCAAGTGTTCTCAGATCGAATGAAGATTTGGGCACAAGAATTCGTTGAGCAGCTAGTCCCGAAAAGCGCAACAGGGGTGGGTAGACCCTACACGGTACAAATGGTTTATGACGTACAGGCAAAGCGTATGCAGCGGATAAGGAATGCGATGCATGCCGCATGCGCTATTGTACCAAAGGCATCAATTGTTACTTCCCATCAGAAGAATGAGGCTTATGGGGAGCCTAAAGATCCACGTAATATTAGCACATTAGCCACAGAACACAATGTCCAGTTCAGTAGATTCACATTGGCATTTAAGAAAGCTATTTTAATACCGCAACCATGGTTTGCAGTAGGCAAGACACCTTACGATATTGCAATGATGGTTCAGCAATATGCCAAACAGAATTTAGTAATACATGAGACTGATTTCAGTCGATTTGATGGTACAATCAATACAGATCTGCGCCGCCACTTGGAAATTGCCATGTACAAGAAGTGGTTTCGTCCCGAATATACTGATGAAGTTTCGAAATGG